AATCAAATCATAAGCGCTGCCAAGCCCAGACCCCGATGAGGCTAGAATTCCCCAATGCCAAGCCATTTACGCTAGGTCTCCAATTAGCGCATAAACACCAGAAGCCATGCATTGCACTGTAGCCCCAGTATATTGAGCATTAGTTTTGACTTTGGAATCCTTTGATTGAAGAGTCACTCCAGCGCCAGCTGCAAAAGTAATCTGTCCAGTTCCTGCTTGGTAGAAATCTATTTTCTGCCCAGCTGTCATAACATTGTCAAGTGTAATGGTAATTGCAGAACCAGTTGAGCGAATCATAGAGCCAACATCCCCAGCAACAATTGCATAATTGGCAGACTTGTCGCTAATTGTTTGAACTGCCCCTGGAATTAGGTCAGCCCATGCAGAGCCGGTATAGTATTGAAATTTATTGACATCTTGCAGCCAAGAAATCATTCCCTCAATTGGGTCAGTTAGCTGAGCGCTTCTGTCTCCAGAAGAGGCAAAAACTAAAATTGACTGCCTCATCAAATAATTGTTAATATCGCTGGCTGGGAGTGGGAACCCATTAGCAAAAACCTTATAAGCCATTTACGCCTCTTTCCAGACCTCTAGTGTAGTGAGCCAGTTGTCTGGGTCTATGTAGTGACTCACCTTTGTTGTTGTGAAGTAATCATCTATTTCAATAATTCCCTCAGTATATTTGACTCCAACTTGCTGCCCTGGAGTAAAGAAAGCAGCCTCGGTCAAATTGCCCAATCTGTCCAATGTCAGAGTTTCAACTGTTTGCACCGATGCTGTTGCTGATTGCTGAAATACTGCATCTGCCCAGCGATTCAACTCCGCCAAATCTGTAGTATTCAAAGTAACATCTTGAGCATATTTTCCATAAAGCTCAATGCTATCTGTGTTCTCCCTCAATGTATTGATTGTATCATCTGACTGCAAGATAACTTTTAGGGAGTTATAAACAGTATCTTCTGAGGCATTAGCTTGAATATCTGTCATGCACAAATGATTTGGCTCTCCATGATTGTTGCCGATGATTGGAGTTCCTGGGGCAGCAATTGCAACATTTGGTCTAGGTATAAATACAAACTCCTGTGTTGCTGGGTCTAGCCAGAACAATCCTAAACCAACTTGAATTGCCTCATAAACCAATGGGCTTGGAATAACATCTGTCAGAATTGTGCTTGGTATCTCTCCGCCACCATCAATTGAGGCTGAATTCATCTGAGTTCCAAAGCCTGCTGCAACCAATTCGAGTTGCTCATATGGGCTAACAAAACCAGGGAAGCCTGTAGTGCTATCGAAATTATCAATTCTGGAATTCATTAGTCGCTTGAAATTATCAAAAGCAACAAGTCTCATTAGATTGTTGCCATTCTGGTCGAAAGTTGTTGCAATGTTGTCGATGACACCAGACCAAATAATCTGGTCAACAGCGCCTTTGGACAATCTAATCCGAACTGGAACACCTGGTCTGAAACTGCTATTGAAAGTTGGGTCATATTCCAGAGACTGCAAAAGCAATTGTGCCGATGCTGGCTCTGGCTGAAAATACAATTGGTCTTGAACTAAGCCCCCCAGTGAAAGCTGAGCTTTTGAAACAATGCATCCAAGGTCTTGCCAAGTGAAAGCTATATATTGGCTATCGCCTAAAACATCAGTTCCACCAATTAGCGAGACTCCAATTGTAAATAAGCCCTCGCCAGCTAGAACATCGGATGAGCCCAATTTGCTAATCCCGATAATGAAAAGATTGCTTGCTTCATCTGGAAGATAAAACTCAACTTTCAAATCAGTGGCTATATCAAAATTGGGAATTGTTGTCACTTTAGAACCTTTACGCTCAGTCCTCTTTGAACTAATGCTCGATTGATTTGGTCAACTAATTCTCCGCCGTCAACCTGAGCTCTGTTTATGTTTATGTCAATTCTTGTGTTGCCAAGTGGAATATTGACTGAGCCAGGGGCTACAGATTGCGGAATTGCATCTGGTGCATTTAGCAAACCCCTATAAGTTCTTGCAGCAATCTCTTCTGGAGTCATGGGTGTTGTCATAACTGGTTGAAGTCCTTGAAGCCTTTGAAATTCTGCCATTTCATCATTGGCAGATTTTGTATTGTTATAGACTGTATACATAGCGCCTGCTAATAAAGCAAGTCCAGCAATGATTCCAGCTAGAACTGGATTGCCTGCAGTGAATACTGCAAGCGCTATTTTGAAAGTTCCGACAATGATTAGTAAGTTTGTAATTGCAGTAAAGACTGCACCAAATCCCTTTTCACCAGTCAAACTTTCAAGCCCAGGCATTACTTTAGTATCAATATATTCAACAAATTTTGTAAATTCCTGAACCATTTCAACAATGCCGTCCACAATTTCTTGGAGCTTTTCTTGCCCTTCTGGAGTACTCAACCATTCAGAAAAGTCTTCCAGGACTGGCAGCAGTGCAGTTCCAATTTGCTCCTGCATTTCTCCAAAAATAATCTGCATCCTGGCATATGGGTCAGTATCAGCAGCAGCTTCTGCAGCGCCCTTGAACATTTTTTCAAGCTCAGCAATTGGGTCAGCTGCACCCTTTACGCTTGGAACTAATCTGTTGAGGGCAGTATCGCTGCCTGCAAGAGAGCGAGCCATAGCCTGGACTACTGCATCGAGATTCTTGCCAGTTCCAGCAGCGACATCTGTTGCAATCGACATCAGCCTCATTGCCTTGTCGGTGTCTTTAGTTGCAATTGCTAACTTTGCAAAAGCTGGTCTCAATTGGTCATCTGTGATTGAGGTAGCAACTTGAGTTTTGCCAATGTATTGCTCAATAGAATCGACCTGAGCATCGGTTACGGCAAGATTGTCTTTGAGTGCTTTGGTAAGCAAGATTTTTGATTTTTGGTCTTCAATTGCTGCTTTGGTTGAATCCTTGAACTCATTGACAAGAAAGTTGAGGGAGAACCCAATGCCGATTGCACCTAGTGCAGTATTGATTCCCTTAGAAATTTTTGCGGCATTTTTCTCAAGCCCATTCAAAGACTTTTGAGAGCCCATTGTTGCATCAGCAAGTTTTTTGAACTCACCAATGATTTCAACACCTAGAACCAGGCTACCTGCCATTGTTCCGCTCCTCTACTGCTTTTATGAAAGCTTTATACTCTGCCATGCTTAGAGCTTTTACCTCCGAGGGTTGCAGTCCAGTAGCTATACAAAATCTAGCAAGGCGCTCGGCACTCAGCTCAATTATTCTTTTTTTGAATCATCCCCAGTCAAAAACTTGAGTGCTTCTGCCTGGGTCAGCTTCTCGGTTTCTTCAAATTTGTATCCTGGCACTTCACGCTTTTTGGCAACAAAGTAAAGCACTCTTAGCGCTCTGCCCTTTGGCTTGCCATCTGCAAAAGCTTGGTCAATTGAGGTGTTGAGCATTAGCTCGACCTCTTCAATCTCTCCTAGCGTTAGCTCTTCAAACTTAATCATTGTCACTCCTGAATCTTGTCCATTGGGTTATCAGCTTGTCCATGTTCCTGAAATAGGTATCGAGGACTTGCTGTCTTGTATAGCCTAACGCTTTATTGAAGAATGGATTAGGTTTGATATTCTTTTTTATGAAATTATTGCGGTCATAGAACCAACCCCAGTGAATTGGATTAGCATATGGAACTCCGCTTTTGCCAGTTCTATTGTTTCCAGCTTCAACCCTGACAGACCCATTTGGGTTTGATTTGACTCGGATTGAATCTCTTAGTTTCCCAGACCTAACGGGGGCAAGACCTTTAGCGGTATTAGCAACAATGTCTCCAGCCTCTTTACCAGCTTGCTTGACTTCCTCTTTTGGAGCGCCAATTGCTTTGAGAGCTCTTGAAACCTGCTTGAGACCGACTACCTTGACCCCGTTAGGTTGGACAGCCATGCTAGGCGGTTACAATCTCCACGCCATACCAGACATCATTTGCTGGGTCGTGAGGAGTGTTGACAACAGTTAGTGCAACAGAGAATGTTGAGGTCTCATTGCTAGTCAGTGACAGTGGAGGCAGTGCATCAAACTTGACTGTTCCAGTGTAGTGAGGCTCATCGGGTGTTGCTGTTGCATTGCCGTTTGGAGCAATTGTGAAGACTGCAGTTGAGCCAAAGTTAGCCCATAGCACTCGGTAAAGAGAAGTGTCATCTCCAGAGGTAATTCCCTCGAGAGTCAAAGTCCACTCTTGACCGACAGTCATTTCACAGAAGGTCTGCACATCCCCAGGCGCATCCTGAGAAGCCAGCTCAATGTTTGTTGCATCACAAGCATATTCAGTTGCTCCAATAAGGAACTTGATATCTTGCGCTTTGATTCGAGTTGAGGTTGCCATTTGTTTTCTTTCTAAATAGTGATTTCTAGTTCCACGCTAATTGAAGCGGTCAGATAGCTTGCGTTATTTGTCTGCATCTCATAGGGCTCATTTACTTGCAAAACCCTTGCATATCTTGGCATTGCCTTGAGAGCATTCTCAATTGCTTGGTCAAGATTCTCGGAGGCTTGCTTGTTTGTTGCTGTTGAAGCAACCAGAACCAATTCGAGATTGAGGAGGTATTCAGTGCCTAGCCTGCTCGGTGTCAGGTAGGGTGTCCGATTGTTGATAATCACAATAGGCGGAACAATACGCTCTGGAATGTAGTCCAGAACAGTTAGCCCAGCCTCTTCAAGGTCGAGTTTGAACTCAGCCTTTGAAAGTGTGATTTCGCTTGTCATACACCATATCCACAAAATGGGAGCAGCAATGGGTAGACAGCTGCCAGAGGGTCTCTACCGACTCTGACAGGCTGTCCATCCATGCTTGCAAATTGAGCAATGCCATTTGGAGCACTACGGCGGTGAAACAACTCGCTTGCAGCAATCAATTCAGCTTGGAAGTGAATGTGACTAGGAACTTCTGCATCACCAACATAATTGTTGACCAGAGCCTTGCCAGCATCCAAACATTCCTCAATGAATGTGCCTGTCTCATCAGTGCCAATATAAGCCTGTAAGTCAGCGAGCGTAACATGAGCCATTTATTCTCCTAATTAGGCAGCAACATCCAGCTTGACAATTGCAGCAACTCTTGGAGTTGCAATTGCCATGTATCCGTAAACAGAAACGCTGTCTTCTAGGGTAGTAATGTCACCCGAGGTCAAGCGAACTGGAGCGCCTGCAGACTCCCAGCTGATAACAGCAGCGGAGTTGGCTAGGAATACATTGTCACCAGCGATTGCTGGGTCAACAATGATTGGCAGACCAAACACTGAGCCAGAAAGACCTGGAATGTTAGCAGAGCCAACAGTGTTCATGCCATCGCCGTTAGCCGATAGAGCAAGTCTGCCATCGGTTGCAGCTACCTTTACCATCTTCACATAGCCAGAAGTTCCAGTCAGAATGAATTCTGGACGGAGACCAGTGTTGGTGAAAATGTAAGCAGAAGCGTTAGCAATACCCTCAGCAAGTGAGCTTGGGGTCTGTCCGTCTGCATCG